CTGCGTGACCCGCTTGGGGCTGGTGCCCATCTGGGCAGCGGCCTGTGCGACGGTCAGCCGGATGCATCCGGTGGTGGAGTAGATGGCGCGATACGCGTCGTGCCAAGCGTCTGGGCGTTTCATGTGTGGTTACTCCTTGAATATTGTTAAATCACAACTTTTTCGGTAAAAAGAAGTAGCGGCCAATGTCTGCGGGCGAAATGCTCAGCAAGGCACAAATTCGGTCGATCTCGTCCTGGCGGAATGCAAAATTCCCGGCCAGCTTCTGGCAGAACTGCCCTTCGCTGATCCCAGCTTTTTCCGCTAAATCCTTCTGGGTCATTCCGCAATCGCGGATGCGCCCGCGCAGCAGGGTGTAATCCATGGTGGGCATAGTTTTCACCTCCTATCTGTAGTGTTGCGGTTTCGCAACCACGGCCACAGTATAGCGCGGCAATTGCGAAATGTCAACACAAAAATAGAGATTTCACAATTTAGTTCGCACTTGGTATTGATTTTTCGCAACCGGTATATTATACTTACACCAGAACGTAAAGAAAGGAGCCACCATTATGGCGAAGAAGACCGCGACCTTTGCGCAGCGCCTACGGGAAGGACTGGATCTGCGCGGGATGAAGCAGATCGAACTGGCTACCCGCTCTGGAATCTCTAAATACAGCATCTCTCACTACCTGAAGGGCGACTGGGAAGGAAAGCAGGACGCTGTGTATGAGCTCGCCCGCGCTCTGAACGTGTCGGAGGCCTGGCTGATGGGGTACGACGTCCCTGCGGAAAGAAGCGCGCCCAAAGTATCGGTGCAGCTCGATAAAAAGCCCACCATCCCTCCGGGCTTCATGCCGCTGCCGAAGATGAGGAAGGTGCCGTTGATCGGTGCCATCGCCTGCGGCGACCCCATCACGGCCATCCAGAACCGGGAGGGCGACGTAAACGCCCCGGTGGATATGCGCTGTGACTTTGCCCTGAAATGCCAGGGTGAAAGCATGATCGGTGCGGGTATCCACGACGGGGACGTGGTGTATATCCGCATTCAGCCTGAGGTGGAGAATGGCGAGATCGCTGCTGTGCGAATAGGGGAAGAAGCTACACTCAAGCGAGTGTACCTGCACAACGATTACATTGAGCTGCGGCCCGAGAATCCCGCCTTTGAATCGATCATTCGTCGCCGTGAGGAAATGAACGACGTGCAGATCGAGGGTAAGGCCGTAGGCTGGATGCACTGGATTGGCTGACCTCCCGCTTGCATACGTGTAACTTTGACTACAGAAATCCCTATAAACCCTACGCGTGCGGGCATCAAGCGCGTTCTCGCGTGCGTATACTCTTCTTTTCTTCTGATAAGGGTCAGGATAAGAGTTTGAGTATGTCTCTGTATGTTTTGCCCAAAAGCCCGCATGAACACTCACTTTTTCGTGACTACAAAGTTTGTATACCCCTTTTTGTTGCAATCAACTAGACTTTTGTTGCCGCCATATGCGTGCGTTGCGCAGGTTTGCATGTGGTGGGTGAACCTGAAAATGCAAAAACGCCCCCGGTGCGCCAACACCGAGAGCGTTTGGAATAGATCGGCTTGCCCAGAGGTGGGAAGCACAGACCAGACATCTGTATTGTAGCACCTCCGGGCAGGCTTGTCAAAGTGTACCCTTATGGAGGTGTTATTTTTATGGCTGAATCAAAGAAGCAGCCCGCAAAGCGCCCGGATGGCGGTGTCTGCATCCACCGTTCGGCGGGTCTGCCGAAGTCCCGGGTGTTTTACGGCAAGACCAAGGCCGAAGCGGAGCACAAATATCAGGACGCGGTGCTGGCGTATAAGCTGGAATGCATGGACCCGAAGGAAAAGCGCTACACGTTCCGGGCGGTGTCGGTGGCGTATGAAGAGTATATCCGGGGCCCGGAAAAGCCGGTGCGGCGGGGTACGGTGAACGCCTACAAGAAGCACTTTGCTCCTGCCAGAGCCTATTTTGGCGATACCGTGATGAACGACATCGATGCTCAGGCGGTGGGCGGGTATCTGGCGCACCTGAAGATGGAGGGCAAAAGCAAGCATTCCATCAAAAACGCAAAAAGCGTGTTGTCCTGCATCTTCACCTATTGGTGTGCGAACTTCCACGGCACCGGTAATCCTGTGCTGCTGGCGAAGCTGCCCGCCGGGCTGAAAGATGGCCGCAGGGTGGAGCCCACCGAGGAACAGCGCGATCTGATCAACGCCCACCCGGAGGGCTGCGGCTTCTGGGCGTGGCTGTTTGAGTACACCGGGCTGCGCATGGGCGAGGCAAACGGCTTGCAGTGGAAGGACGTGGATCTGGACGCGGGCAAGATCACGCCGGTACAGGCCATGCCGTGGGACCATAATCAGCCCTACCGGGAACTGCTGAAAACGGAGAAGGCTTACCGTAGCATCCCTGTGCTGACACCGCTGCGGCCCATGCTGGAAGCGGGGAAGGCTGCGCACCAGCCGGAGGACTATGTTCTGTCCGGCACAAGCAAGCCGCTCACTCAGTGTCAGTACAGCCATCAATGGATGTTGTACTGCCGAGAGCTGGGGCTGTGTGAAAGCTACACCCGCACAACGAAGATGCCCGCATACCAGAACCGTCCGGAGCGGATCGTGGAGAGGGTCGTGTACAAACCGTTGGTCACGGCCCACCAGTTCCGGCACCTGTTCGCCACGAATCTTTTCTACGCGGGCGTGCCGGATATGGTGGCGCAGCAGCTCCTGGGCCACTCGGACATCATGACCACCCGGCGCATCTACCAGCATCTGCGGGAGAAGGAAAACGCCCGGTACACCGCTCAGCTGGATGCCTATGTGAGCAAAAATCTTTAATTTCCCTACAAGTCGCCCCGGGGAGCACGGTGAAAGCTGGCCTCCCGGGGCAATTTTTTACACTACAGTCTCACTACAATGCCCCCGCAAAATCAGGCAGTATTGGGCAGTATCTGGCAGTATCTGACCACTGCCAAAAACGAAAAACCCGCGAAGCTACGAATTTTCAACGTAACTTCGCGGGTATCTTTTGGTGCGAGGGAGGGGACTCGAACGACAAGAAAACGACGGATTGACGTTTGCTTTTGATGTATTACTACGAATTCTTACATCCCTCTACACGTGCTCCAAATCGCCCGGCGGTTGCGCCTTTGCGGGGCTGCCGGGAGTAGTATGCGCCGCATGTAAAAAAAAACACGCTCACTGAGCACAAAATTTTGCAAAAAGCCTTTACTTTTGCGCACAATGAGCGTATAATAAAGACAATAAAAGGCCAATTCCAAACGTTTAATATCATCATCTTGTGTGAAATAAGGAGAGCATTATGAATAACTTTGAAATTAAAAAGAAAATCGTCCTTGCAGGCGACAGTCGCATTTTTAAGGACTGGGAAGCCCACTCAACCATCACGATGGACGATTTTCTATCGGCGCTCAAGTGGCTGTGTGAGGATGCATTGGACGAAAACGGCAAGCTCACCCGGGAGATCGCGCTTGCTCCTGACCGTATCGTAAAGCTGCGCCGTTCCAATGACCGCTTCGGCATGACCGCTTTCTATGAATATCCCCGCGACAACGGAGGAGACGGAGATCTCGGCTCTCTCTGGAACGGTGAGAAGTTCCCAGATGGATTTATCCGCAAAATCAGCGTGTCAGCAAAAGACCGCATTTGAAAGGAGAAAACTATGTATACTACCGCAGAACTGTTCGCTATCGCAACCGACCCGGAAACATCACGGGCAGCGTTCCTCAACAATGTCACCCTCAGCATCCCGGATGGTGCCGACGGGTGCGTAGATCTGGATGCCGAGAAGGAAAGGCTGGCCAACATCTGGGAGCTGGCGCACCTGTCCATGCGGGAGTTGGTAGGCCGTACCGGCCTGTCACAGACCGCATTTGCAAAGCGGGCGGGCATCCCTCGGCGCACGGTGCAGGGGTGGTGCTTGGGCGAGCGCGACTGCCCGGCATACGTCCGCTTTTTGCTTGCTGAGCACTACAAGCTGCTGTAAAATAAAAAATCCCCCACTTTGCCTACAAAGTACCCCGCGTAGAACGCAGGGCTTCGGCAAAGCAGGGGATTTTTTTTTTTTGTAAAATCAAGAGCGGAACCGCCCACAGGCAATGCCGCTCTCTACAAAGGCCGCAGCCTTTCAAATGGTATGTTTCCGCAGCGTCACGAAAACATCAGTGCACGTTCTTCTTCTGCTGCTCAAGATACTGATCCGCCGCAATGGCAGCAGTGGTGAAGCTGTTATTGTTCCACCACGAGATCAGCGCGACAACGGTGGTGATACCGGCGGTGACCAGCTGCTCCACGGTCTGGCTCTCGATGGGCAGCACGGGTTTGCCCAGTGCAGACAGCACCTGATTGGTCAGGGCCAGCAGCAGGCAGGCGGTGCGGGCAATGGTGCCTGCGGAGATGGTGGGTGCGTTGTAGGTGTGCGCGTTCATAGTCAGGTCCTTTCTCCCGGCAGCGCCGGGCTTGCATTTAATCGCGGATGGGCAGCGCCTTGGCCCGGTTATAAAGCTCGGTGCCGGTGCCATTGCCGCCCAGCGCGTGGTAACTTTGGTATAAGTATTCGAGGTTCTTCAGGCCGCTGGCATCGATCCAGCCCTGCTGGATGTAGTAGGTGCACACCTGATACAGCCGGTCATGCATGATGGCCAGCAGGCCGTCCTTGATGGTCTTGTACTCGGTTACTTTCTTTACGAGGTAGCCCCAGCCAAGACCCAGCAGCCAGATGGATCCCTCCATCCAGTGCGCGGAGATGTACGAGAAAATCTGCTGCATTGGTATCAATCCTCCGAATCTTCAGTGCTATCTTCCCACGCCTGCTGGATGCGCTGGCCATTGGCGCAGACCACATCCATGGTGGCATCGGCCTGAATGTTCGTTGCGATCAGCGCCTTGTCCATCGTGTCCATACCGAAATAGCCGGTGAACACCTCGCCGGTCGGCAAAGGCGCAGCTACTGCAACTTTGCTGATTTTGTGCTCTTCGAGCGTGGCCAGAACGTCGGAGAGCCACGATGCATAGGGAGCATCAGAAATCAAACAGCTCGCCATTGGTCACACCTCCACCACGGGGATGCCGTAGTCCTCGGCGCACTGGTGCTCAATGCGGCAGCCGCGCGCATTCTGCCAGCCCGGAGCAAAGATTGCCACATCGGCCTTTGCAAGGAACTCGATGCTCCGGGCCAGATAGTCCAGCGGCTTTGCTGCCGGGCCGAAATCATCAAAGAAGGTTTCCAGCGGAGCCACATCTTCACCCAACAGGGCCTTTGCCTTGCTGACCGCGGCGGTGCGTTCCTGAAGTACCTGTTCATCGGACAAGCCACCCATGGGCTGGCTGATAAAAATAATCTTGCTCATGTTATTCACCTCACAGCGTCCACCGGCTCCTGTTCGGGCGGGTGTCTACATGCACCCAGCCCTTGGCCCGGCCTGCCTTGACCGGGTAGCGGCCCACGCC